CTTCCTCGGAAGAATCGCTGCGGGTCATGATCTCATCTGCAAACCCCAGTTCCATGGCTTTTGTTGCGTCCATCCAGGTTTCAGCGTCCATCAGGTGGGACAGCTTTGCGCGGGAAAGCCCCGTTTTGATTTCGTAGGCATTGATGATGGAGTCTTTTACGCTTCCCAGCATTTCAATGGCCTTCTGCATTTCTGCCGTGTCACCCATAGCCACGGTCATGGGATTGTGGATCATGAGCATGGACACCGGAGACATAAGAACTTTAGTACCCGCCATAGCAATGACGGATGCAGCGGAAGCCGCAATGCCATCGATTTTCACGGTCACATTTCCCTTGTAGTCCATCAGCATATTGTAGATTTGGGCGGCAGCCACACAGTCACCGCCGGGAGAGTTGATCCAGACGGTAATATCACCGCTGCCGGACATCAGTTCGTCCTTAAAAAGCTGGGGCGTAATATCATCATCAAACCAGCTTTCCTCGGCGATGGTGCCGTTGAGAAACAGTGTCCGTTCCTCCGTCGGCATCGGGTTCTCCTGATTGGTCACCGTCCTGTTCTTCCACTTCCAGAACTTCTTCATCGGCATTTTCCTCCTTTCCGTCATCGCTTGTTTCTGTATTTGCAAAAGCCCCAGCGTCTTTGAGCGGGAGCATATTGCCGTTGATAAGGTACAGGTCGCCGCCTTCTTCGGCGGGAATGCGGTCGAGATTTTCCAGTTCCCGGATATCGTTTGCAGACATCCAGCCGTTCTGCCGACCGATGGCGTACCCGTTCATGCGGCTTTGATAGTCGCCGCGCAGCAGACCTTCCAGATTGAATTTGACAAAATACTGTGCCTTTTCCTCCTGGGAAAGAAGAGTCCGCATAATGGATTGCTCCCAGCGGATCACCCAGGGGTCAAGGGTGTATTTCACAAACTCCAAAGACTGCTGCTCAATATTAGAAAAGCTCGACTTTTCCAGGTCACCCACCATATGGGGCGGCACTCGGAAAATTCGAGCGATCTCATTGATTTGAAATTTTCGTGTCTCTAAAAACTGCGCCTGCTCCGGGGAGATCCCAATCGGCGTGTACTTCATGCCTTCTTCCAAAACGGCAATCCGGTGGGCATTACTGGTGCCACCGTAGGTAGACTGCCAGCTTTCCCGGATTCGCTGCGGGTCCTTCAAAGTGCCTGGGTGTTCCAGGACACCGCCGGGAGCCGCTCCGTTTGCAAAGAACTTAGCACCGTACTCCTCGCAGGCAATCGCCATGCCGATGGCGTTCTTTGCCATAGCAATGGGTGAATAACCCACCAGCCCGTCAAAACCCAGACCTGGGATATGAAGAACATCGGCAGGACGAAGAATCACCGTGGATTGTTTGTCCCGGATAGCTTCGTCATTTCCGCGATTATAGGAATAGTAAAGATGTCCGTTGGTATCGCGGTCTACCGTCATTTTGTTAGGCATCAGCGGATACAGAGCCACCACTTCGTTTTTGCCGTTTCGGATAATCTGGGCATAGGCGTTGCCCCACAGAAGCAGATGCGTCATGAGGGTTTCCCGGAACACAAAGGAACTCATCTCCGGGTTCGGTTCATCATGAAGCAGCAGGTACAGCGGATGGTCGATGGCTTTTTCCTTGCCACCGCCCTCCGTATATCGGTAGAGGTGAAGCGGAAGACCAGCC